ACGATTTGAGTTTAAACTTACTTAAAGCGGCATTAGATAGTGGTAAGAAGCGTACTGTACATTGGAACGCAGATAGTAACTTACTACGTAGAGAAGGGATTCCAAATAGCTTTGACTTTATGGGATCAGTAATCTTCATTACTAACTTAAAATTTGAAAATGTTAAAAGTAAGAAACTACAAGATCATCTAGCGGCACTACAAAGTAGATGTCATTACTTAGATTTAACACTAGACACAATGCGTGATAAACACTTACGTGTTAAACAGATTCATGCAACAGGTGAACTGTTTACAAATTACAGATTTAGTGATGAAACCGGAGATGAGATAATTAAGTTCATGGGAGACAACAAAGATAAATTACGCGAAATGAGTCTAAGGATGGCATTGAAGATTGCAGACTTAGTTTTAGTTAGTAAAGATAGATGGAAAGTACTTGCTAACAACACGTGTATGAAATAAAGTTTTTTATAAGTTCGTTAAGTGTTTAGTCAAACTCCTGTGAGACACTCCCTAAATAAGCACTTGACAACCCCGGGTTATAGAACATCTATTGTGAATCCCGTGATGTTAGTTCTATAACCCACCCTATTAGGAATGAATATGAAAGCAACAATAGTAGTTCAAGACGAAGTCAACTGCACTGTTAAAGGCGTAGAGTTAGACATACGTAAAAAACTAGTGAATATGTTTAAGTATGATATTCCAAGTGCAAGATACATGCCGGCCTATCGATTAGGAAGATGGGATGGTACTGTATCTTTCTTTAACTTAGGTGGAAGTACATTCGTTAACTTCCTGCCTGAGATTATTCCTGTGCTAATTGATAATAATTATGAGATTGAATTAGACGACAAGCGTGAACAATGCACACCAATTGATATTTTGCCAATTGATAAGAGTACCTTTAGTCATATTAAATGGCCAGAGAAGCATGATGTTGCAGGCGAACCAATTGAGTTACGTGATTATCAAGTAGAAATCGTTAATAACTTTTTAGAGAATCCACAATGCTTACAAGAAATAGCAACTGGCGCGGGCAAAACATTAGTTACTGCGGCACTTAGTCAACGCACAGAGCAATACGGTAGAAGTATAGTAATTGTACCTAACAAGAGCTTAGTAGTACAGACAGAAGCAGACTACATTAATATGCAGTTAGATGTAGGTGTATACTTCGGTGATAGAAAAGATATAGGCAAGACGCATACTATTTGTACGTGGCAAAGTCTTAACACGTTAATGAAGAACACCAAAAAGGGCGTAGCTGAGATCACTATACATGACTTTTTAGAAGATGTAGTGTGTGTCATTGTTGACGAAGTACACAGCGCAAAGGCAGATGCACTCAAAACACTACTAACAGGACCTTTGCGTAATGTACCGTTGCGCTGGGGACTAACAGGCACAGTACCTAAAGAGGATTACGAATTTGCATCGTTGCGTGTAAGCATCGGCGAAGTTATTAACAGAGTGTCAGCAAGTGAGTTACAAGACAAAGGTGTACTTGCTAACTGTCATGTAAACATCGTACAGTTAATCGATCATGCAGAACACAGTAACTATCAGAGTGAGCTGAAATACTTATTGAGTGATTCAGATCGCTTGGATATGATAGGAAGCCTTGTACGTAAGGCTAATGAAACTGGCAATACCTTAGTACTCGTAGATCGTGTACAAGCAGGCAAAGACATAGTATCGCGGCTAGGAGAAAATGCTGTATTTGTTAGCGGTGCAACTAAAGGTAAAGACAGACAAGCGCAGTACGATGAAGTTGCGGATTCCGACAATAAGATTATTGTTGCAACGTACGGTGTTGCGTCTGTAGGTATTAATATTCCTAGAATCTTTAACTTAATACTTATTGAACCCGGCAAGTCCTTTGTGCGAGTAATACAATCGATAGGACGTGGTATTCGTAGAGCAAAAGACAAAGACGAAGTGCAAATATGGGATATCACAAGTACCTGTAAATTTGCTAAACGTCATTTAACTAAACGTAAGAAGTTTTATAGAGAAGCAGAGTATCCCTTTTCATTGGAGAAGATAGAATGGAAGTAAAAACCGATAAAATTGTCATACATTACTCAGGTGGTTCACATGGAAATTATTTAGAATTTATGTGCAATAAGTTTTTTTCAGTTATGGATCCGGCATTTATAAATTTTTCTCCTTTTGATCCTTCTATAAATAATTGGAATGATTCTACAGCACATACAAAACCTCAAGATTATTACAGTAATAGGGTGTTCTATGAATTTCATCAGCGATCTTTCAACGATTTAAAGGCTTTCCACACGTGTAGAAAAGACCGTGCGGTTTGTATTGTAATAGATCTCGGGGATCTATTACAATATCTGCAACGAATAGTAAATCTCACTGGTGAATTTGAAAACGGAACCTATTATAGATGTGTTCTTTCTAATGATTATTTTATTCTATTGCCGATAGATAGATTGAATAAAATGTTTGCTGACTATCAAATAAGAAAATCGTATAAACCAATTAAAGATTTATCTTGGCCAGAAATCGATACTTTAGAGGATTATTATAACTTGCCAAAGCTAGTATTAGAAGAGTGTCAAACTGTTCATAATTTAAGTACTTTAGAACTTTCAGAATCGATATCTAATTGTCCTCGCGCTGTATTACGTGAATTTTTTAAAAACGAATTTAAAACTCCTGAAAAGTATTATATTATAGTAGAAAGGACTAAGAAGTATGAAAGAATTAAAGAGTTACATTCTGCCGAACGGGTGCATGAATTTAACTTTGCTTCTCTATATAATGTTGAACAGTTTAAAGAAGAGTTGCATAAATTAGCAGAATTTTCAGGTTTAGATTTAAACCTAACTAGCGAATTTTATGACATACACAATACATTTCTTAGTAAAAATCCGCACAGTAACTCAAAAGAAAAGTGTGATGTTATAGTAGACGATATATTAAACACTGATAAGTGTTATAAATTGAGCCTCACAATGCTTGAGGAAAGTTATGTTAATGCTCGATTAGAATCAGTAACCGGTAAAATAATGACAGTTTATTTAGATCAATATTTTGATACAACACAAGATGTAAGAGAATGCCTAGATAGTCAACTATTCTATTAAATAGGAAAGAATATCAGGGTCATTAGAAAAGTTAGAATGGAAGTAATTATCCGGATGTTATCTTCGAAAATGCATAATTATTGTTATGCTAGAAAGGTACTACGGACATTTAGAGGAAGTAAAAGGGGAGTATTTCAAAGTTGAATTAACCCCATTTGGGTTAAAAGATATATTGTGCTACCACGGATGTTGCGATATCTTAATGAATCACGCAAGAAGACAATTTGAAGCACCTATAATGAAGTGGGCAGAAGATAATGCTCTCGATCAAAGAGTGTACATCAAAATGAAAGAGTTTATCGGAGACCATGGGCATCATATACTCCATTACAGAATTATAACTTACATGAAACCTAGAGATATCACATACTGGCATTTGAAGTTCTTTTAGCCAAATGCCAGGTAAAGACGTAGTTATTATTTTAACCTTAGTCCTATCTTCATATATAATACGTTTATTGATAATTGTATACGGAGAACTAAAATTAAAATCCATACACTTGAAGACACAGCGTACGAGCTGAACGAGCTACCTGATAAGATAAACGATTTAAGGTTTGCTATTTTTGATAACAGTAATCCTAAAGATCCAGATTACTTCTACATACCTTTAATCTTTCTAGAGAGCTTTACTGCTCCAGCATTGGTTTTAAAGATTGCTGACGAAATTATTAAAATGCCAATGGACTGGCACTTGCTAATAGGAGAGCAAGACACAGGAGATTTAGAAGCACTACAACTAACAAGTATCAATGACAGAAGTTTTAACGCATTTGAGTTCAATAGTTTAAGTGGATATATGGCTAACTTTTTACCTGTAGAAGTAGTAGATGTGTATAATGAGGTGCAGTGGTACAACCCTAAGTTAAAGAATGGACAATATCTTGCTGTACCTATAGATGATGGTGATAAACCTAGAGTTGTATATTTTATTAAAGACGTATCTAGAAATTGTCAACTAGTAGATTACAATCAAGCATGGTAGCAAAAAAGAAAACATATAAATTAGATCTGTTCGGTAAAGTGTTACCTGCAATTGATAAAAAAGATTACGGATTTTATGATAAGTTATCAACTGAAGAAAAGAAAGGATTTACAGGTTTTGTAGCGTTGCAAATGAGTGTTAATGTAACAGACAACCAAACAGTACAGCATTATTATCTAGCAAGTATGAATCATCACGCAAACAAGTACATGTTTGATTTAAAGCATAAAGATCATGCTAAGTTACATTGGTTAATGTTAGTAGCAGGTAGTCCTGGGCCAGGGTTTGTAAAAAAATACAGAAAAGTAATATCGAAAAAGAGGGGTACTACTAGTCCTATTAAAAAACAATTAATAGAACTCTTTCCACATTATAAAGAAGATGAGATAGATTTACTAAGTACAATGGTTACTAAAAAAGAATTAAAACAGTATGTCAAAGATAGCGGTCAAGCTTGATCTTACATGCAGGTTCTGCAAGAAAACCTTTAAACGTGAAAAGTCATTTGCAATACACCTGTGTGAGAAAAGAAAGCGTTGGGAAGAACGTAAAGAAAAAGGTGTTAGGTTAGGATACAATACATTTTTAAAGTTTTACAAATACACACACGTAGCAGGCAAAGAAAAAACACATGAGGAGTTTATACATAGCCCGTATTACAAAGCGTTTGTTAAGTTCGGTAGGTACTGTATAGACATCAATGCTATAGGTGTTAATAGGTTTGCTGACTACGTTATATGCAGTAACAAAAAATTAGATTATTGGTGCAGTGATGCTTTGTATACAGAGCACTTAGAAAAGTTATTAAAAGTAGAGAACCCTACTGATGCGTTAGCAAGAGCTATAAAGTATGGTGTTAAATGGGGAGAGAGGAATAATGCAAATGAATTTGACATGTTACGTTATGGTAAGACTAATGAAGTCTGCTACGCAATAGATAATGGGCATATTAGTCCTTGGGTTGTATATAATTGCGATAGTGGTGTTGCTTATTTGAGCGGGTTAACTACAGAACAAACACGTATAATATGGGATAAGATTAACCCAGATATTTGGCAACCTAAATTTGCAAAGTATAAAGAAGAAAAGGAATTTATACAAGGAATGTTAAAAAAGGCGGGATGGTAATGACACTTGAAGTTAAACATGCTGACAATGGAGTGCCTGATTTTATACAGCAGTATAATGCTTGGGTAGGTTATCAAAATTTGTACGTAGAAGACCACCGTTCAGCTGTTACAGTCGGGGCATCAGGAGTACCTTGTTTTAGGGCTCGAGATGTAGACGGAATTAATAATAGCTCTGGTCCTTTGGTTTTAATTGATATATTTACTGAAGGGTTGCATGCTAAAAACATGTTTAACAAGTACAGGAAAAATTGCCATTATATAATAATTAGTAATGGATGGTGGGACCAGAACAAAGTCTCTCTAGATATAAGTTATGATTTGGTTTGGTACCCTTATTTCTTGCACGATATGAATAACGTGTATCACAATGTGTATAAGATGCCGTTTTATATAGATAAAGTATATTCTAGAGATTATCCGAAACCTTGCATGTTTGTTTCTACAATAGGAAATGTTTCAAGTGCAAGAGATAACTTTCTTAAAACTATCAAAGAACACGTAACCTACGATAACTTTATATTGAAGTATAGTGGTGTTGATTACGGTATTGATTCTAGTGACTACGATGTTGTTAAGTTTGCCCCTGGCGAATTTGATTCGTTTGCAATTATTTCAGATGAGCACAATCATGATGTTACCCAGACAATTCCTATTAAAATGTACAACCAAGCGTATTTCAGTTTAGTTATGGAAACAATACAAAATCTTTCTGATAGTTTCTTCATGACAGAGAAAACTCTTAAAGCACTATTCACCGGTATTCCGTTTGTGATAGTAGGAACACCATTTTTTCTAAGGCACCTGAAAGGGTTAGGGTTTAGTACTTATAGTGGGTTATGGGATGAATCATATGATGAAGAATTAGACTTAGAGAAGAGACTTATAAAGATTGCGAAATTATGTAATGATCTCGGGTCATTCAACTGGGAAGGAAATAAAGAAAAGTTAGAGCTTGTGCATAGCAAGAATGTACTAAATATGCAACAACTTAACAAGTCATTAAGTCAGAGTTTTGAACGTTTTGAAAAAGTAATAAAGAGGGTAGAAAATGGATGATAAACTTTAATACTGATAAGATTGTATTAGTATGCTATCCTAGGTGGGCAGGTGGCAAATTCTTAATTAATAACTTAGGTCTTAGTAATGATTCATTATTTCAAGATGCCTTACTGTCGAGATTGCAATTAAACGATAGGTTTAGTACTAGTAAAAAGTTCGATTACTTAATGCGTGCAATTAGTAAAGACAAAGGTGGACCAGATTGGAATGATCTAGGATTAGGATGTGATGTTTTGCTTGGTCCTATCGACGATGATTATCCAACTCATCCTGACATAAAGTCTAGTTTCTTAGAAGAAGTTGATCTAATATCTAATAGTGAACGTTACTTCTTTATGGTAATACATGATCCTAGAAATCTTCCTTCTGTGTTAAACGTTTGGAAGAATGCCCAATTAATTATATTCGACGATAGTTCTAAATTCATCGATAACAGAGATATTTTGTTGTCTAACCCTAAACGAAGAATACAGAAGTATTGGAAAGATGTTGCAGACCCTAGTTGGCCCAAAGATCCACCGACAACTATAATAGCATACGATTTATTACCTGACCGTGTCCGAGATGAGTTAGAAACTGTATTTACAGGAGATATCTTTGATTGGATACTAGCACTAGATCATCCTTACTACATGGAGAAGTGTAAACAATCCATAGGTTCAAAATCTTTCATTTCTTGGAATCCTAGTTGGTATCTTTCAAAACAAGAAACAGTAGATCATATAGAAGAATTATATAGAACATTCGATCTAACTCCGGTAGATAGTGTATATTTAGAAGAGTATTATGATGCTTGGTATAATAAAACAATGAAATGAGAATAGATGCAGACATTGATATTGATTTTGCAGATCGCGAAGCAATATTAAAATTAGTAAAACATACACCAGCAAGGCAAGAGTCTAATGTTGAAACTAAACAACACAATAGCGGAGTATACGTTACAGATATCCCGTACGATCCGATACATAATTGTGCAAATGTAGGTTATAAAGAAGCAGACAAACGAGGGTATTTTAAAATAGATTTTTTAAATGTATCTGTGTACCAGCACATTAAAGACTACCAACATTATAATGAGTTATTAGAGAAGATACCACCTTGGCATAGACTACAAGAAAAAGAATTTTGTGAACAACTAATACACATCGGTGATCATTACAGTTTGATACAGCAGATGAAGCCAGATAGTATAGCTAGGATGGCGATGTTCTTAGCTATAATAAGGCCTGCTAAACGACACTTAATAGGAAAAGATTGGAAAGATGTTGATATAGAAGTTTGGATTAAACCAACAGATGGTTCTTACTATTTTAAAAATGCCCATGCTATTTCTTATTCGATGTTAGTAGCGTTGCATATGAATATAATAGACGAAAAGCAGTGATACAGGTTGTTTTTGGTCCTGGATGCTATGGTAATTATCTAGCAAATTGTTTGTATAGTTACACTGACTTATCAGACAGTGTAACAAACAACATTAAATTTGACATTTCGGGTAGTAGTCATGCCGCCCGGCGAAACGATGATCTGCTACAGTATATCCAGATAGAGCATTACATAGATTTAGAGGTGATCAACGATGATGCTGTCATAATTTCAGCAGATCCTACCCATTATTTAGATTATCATGACAATCAGTTTAGCAAGAATAATAATTTCGACTTAGATAGATTTTTAGTTACCCTCTTTAGCAACGGCAACACACAACACAAGATAGATAATCATTGGGATTGTAGTTCTACTTGGGCACTGCGTGAGCTTCTTTCTTTTTCTATACAAGAAGTACTTGATTCTACGTATTCATGGTACAATGCAGATAATAGTGTAGTTTGTTCTAATGATCTGTTTACTGATCTATACAACGTGCTTGGTTCTATTACTAGTCGAATAGGAAATAAGGTCATTGTTCCAAAAGATATAATAGATAGCAATCATAAAAAGTTTATAGGACTGCAAGAGTTTCATAATATACAAATACGGTGTAATCAATGGGTTGATGATATAATATGCAATAGGGATATTGAGTGTCCGTGTGTAACTATTTTTGATGAAGCGTATGTGCAACATCGATTAAGACTAAAAGGATATGAAATTAAGTGTGATGGATTAGACATATACTTAGGTGCAAGTGATATGCATGCACTTATATATCAGCCCTAATCAAGCCTTGGGTCTCGGACAAGAGTAATAGATTTTCTTTTAGATCTTTTATGAGCAATGTTGTCGAGACTAGTACAAGGACCACTTAATAATTCTACAGTTTTGCTAGTAAACGTTAGCCTGTACATTTTAAACATTGCCCACTCATCTTTTAAGAATAAGTTAATCGGTATACTTCTATTCGATTCCCACCACCAAGTCTCACCTAGGTCTAAGAATAACTGTTTCTCTTCTTGATCTTGTATAGCACCGAAATTATACATAGTAGTAAAGAGCTTGTCCTGGTTCATTACTATTCCTATATATTCAACCCCTGCATAACGAACTATTGATAAGAATGGGTATTTTTCAGACACCTTTAAAAATAGCTCATTTTCCATATAAATATACGCATGTATTCAACTAAAGTCTATTTATACAACCAGCACAAGCGGGTCATAATGATTGATCCGAATTTAGAATTAACCAGCATTTATAAAGCGAGGTACCACGAAGTGTACGCATATGATTTAAAAGCACATAAAGGAGTAGACACTACTTTACTATTTCAATTTCTTAATCAAGATCAAAAACCTATTAATTTAGGTAGCACAACGTTTACTTTTAGGGTACTGTCTAGAGAGGGAAATGAAATACTACTAGCAAAAGACCTAACAGTAACTAACGTAGCGAAAGGCACAGCAAAAATCACTTTAACAGAAAATGACTTAAACAACATCGAATCGCAACGAGCACATTATACCATTGAGAGAGACTTTAATTCGTTATTCGAACCAGCATTTATAGATGATGATGCTAATGCAAGGGGCAACTTGGATATAGTTGATAGTGTTTATACTGCGTTTGTTCCTAGTGTTAATGTAACAACTACAGATTTGGCTAAACTTAGTAGACCACCAAGGTCTGACCAAATAGTTACTAGTCAAGTAGAAACTAAAGACCAACTAGTGCATACGTTACAGGTAGATTTAACTAGTTTTGTAGGTAGTTTAAAACTTCAAGGCTCAGTAGTAGGCGGAAGTAGTACATTAGAGTGGTATGACATTATACCCGATGTAGGGAGTTCAGCAACAACTTTTTCTACAATAGGTGGTACAACGAGTAATAACTACTATAATGTATCCGGAACACATCCTTTCTTAAGGATAAAGATAGAAGGAACACCACTAAGTATTACACCAATAGAGGGCTCAATTGATAAAATATTATACAGATAAACTTTAATGTCGGCAAACAATAAATTTAGTGGCGCTAGCGTCATAGCCAAACAACATTTAAAACTAATGGATGTTAAAGCAATAACAGAAGCACAGCAAACATTCTTTGATAATTACGACAGCGGGAAATCGCAGTTGTTATTAGGCTTTCCAGGAACAGGTAAAACGTTCTTAAGTCTGTACAAAGCATTCCATGAGATAATCAACGGTAAGACAGAAGTATCAAGGATTATTATTGTTAGAAGTGCAGTTCCAACACGCGACATAGGCTTCTTACCAGGCGATTTAAACGAAAAGTCACAGATATATGAACTTCCATACAAGCGGATATGCTCTGAGCTGTTCGGACGCGACGATGCATACGAGATATTAGTAGCAAAAGGTGTAATACAGTTTATGATTACATCTTATGTACGAGGTATTACGTTAAGTAACTGTATTGTATTAATGGATGAATTCCAAAACTGTACAGCACACGAAGCAGACTCAGTATTAACTAGACTAGGCAGAGATTCCAGAGCAATGTTCTGTGGTGATTTTATGCAAACTGACTTTACTAAATTAAAAGACATGGATATCGGTAAGTTTGTTGAAGTGTTAGAATCGATGGGCAACTGGTTTAGTATAAATGAATTTGGTGTAGAAGATATTGTACGATCCGGGCTAGTTAAAGCATACATCCAAGCTAAGTATTTAAAGCATCAAGACGGATACTAACAGAGGAGAAAGAGGATGAAAGACAAACTTATAGAACTATACTTAACTAATAAAGAACTTGTAGTACCTATAACCATAATGATACTAGTTATTCTACTGATATTTTCAGGTCCTAATGACACAAAAGCATAACCAAGTCGACAAAGACTCAACTTTTGACGAAATTACACAAGAGAATATAGAAGAATTTAAAGATAAGTTCTCTACTAGCACTGGACATACTAAAGACTGCATAAACGAAACTGTAGAAGCTATGAAAGGGTTAATAGTAAAAGTTTGTAGAGATAAGCAAGCAGATTTGCAAGGAGTATTGGATTCAATTGGTATTGAAGCCTTTGATAATCATCTTAGAGAAATATTAGCAGGAAAGAAATGTAATTGTGGGCGAACAAAATACCTCAGTTAAAAACATAGTATCATTTGGTTGTAGTTGGGCATACGGTGATGAGCTTATAGACCCAAAACTAGAAGGCCACGGAATTCCTAGTCATTATACACAAAATGACGAATACCGACTATCACGTTGTTACACAGGGTTACTTGCTAAGCAATTTAACCTAGTACAAGAAAATTTAGCATTCCCTGGATCAAGTTTACAATCAATGCAGTGGAATCTCATGTGGTGGTTAGACAACCATACTGAGGATTATATTAAAGATTCTGTTCTTTTAGTTGGGTTAACAGATGAAAGCAGAACTAGTTGGTTTAATCCTAACCATGAAGTTGGGTATGACGACCCTGAGTGGAATAGACATTTGCACGCACAATGGTTAGATCATGCAGGCCCTAATGTAGATGATAACTGGCATGAACTAAGAAAGTATTACACTGCAATGTCATCATGCGCTGATTTATATAAATTAAATTACAGCACAACTGTTAGATTGTTTGACGGAGTATCATCACGGTACGGTATTCCAGTGGTACAAGTTAATACAATTGCTAAGTCGCACATAGACTGTAACACTTTAGTAGATGTAAACATACGTAGTGAATTAAACAACGAAAATAAACATTTTCCAGTTTATAATCCCGGCGGACACCCAAACGAGTTAGGCCATGTAATTATTGCCGAATTATTAACAAAGTACTTGACAGATATCTAAATCAATCATATAATGATTAGCGTACATGGAATATTACTATGTCTCCACTTATAGCGTTGGTCTGCGTTTTGTACAGAATAGACCCTAGAGCTGTTTGCTATCCACTCTCGCTCTAGAGTTATTTGGTAACTTTGAGATAAGTTACAAACAAACGAATAGCGAGTACGAAGGTTTTGCGTACTTCCATTAAACAAAGCTGTGTTCTAAACATGTTCCAAGTTTAGTTTAGAAAAAGTGGCGAGGTATTCCGAAGCATAACGCCATGCACAAAAATATTATGTTAGCGTAAAGGTGATACCTTTCATTAGCATGGTGGTCCGCATGCACGTGATACGGACTTTTAAATTCTTTTATCGTACACACGTATGATTTTGGTAACATTTAGGTTTGTTTATTGCTAATAGTGTTACCTTACCTATATATAATAGTACTAATGTTAGATATACTATCTTACTTACCTCCCAAACGAAAGAAAACTTCTAGTGGATGGATAAGTTTCAATGCTGTTTGCTGTTCACACAATGGTGAAACATTTGATAAACGCGGGCGTGGCGGAGTAATGATTGATAGCACTACTGATTGGCACTATCATTGTTTTAACTGCGGATACAAAGCAGGCTTTACATTAGGTCGTCCTGTTACAATTAAAGCGAGACGTTTACTAGGTTGGTTAGGTGTAAGCAGTATTGATATCGATTGGCTTAACTTAGAGAGTCTAAAGCATAAAAGTATTACTGATATTTTAGATGACAGGACTGTGTCACGCAAAAAGATAACATTTAAAGAAGTTATGTTACCAGAAGAAGCAAGAGCGATAACACAGCACGATAAAAAGTTCGTTAACTATTTAGAGGGCAGAGGACTAAAATATAACGAGTATCCGTTTATGATTACACCTAAAGGCAAAGCACGTTATAAGAATAGGATAATCATACCGTACACGAACGATAACAAGATAGTAGGGTACACATCACGTTTCCTAGACGATAGGCTACCTAAATACCTAAACGAACAACAACCTGGATATGTATTTGGATTAGACTTACAGAAGGAGAACTGGCAGTTCGCTGTTGTTACAGAAGGAATACTCGATGCGATAAGTATCAATGGACTAGCAGTTCTGCATAATGAAATAAGTAACGATCAAGCAGAACAGTTAAAGCAATTGTACAAGGAAGTCATAGTAGTACCAGACCAAGATAAAGCAGGGTTAAAGTTAGTTGAAAAAGCTATTGAACATGGCTTTAACGTAAGCATACCAAAGTGGGGTAATAAGGTTAAAGATGTAAATGATGCTGTACAAAAGTATGGTAAAATAGCAACAATGCTTTCTATAGTTAGCAACAAACAAAGTGGATTCAAAGCAGAAGTAGCAACGAAATTTAACAAAAAGTTTAAATGAAAGAATACGGCAAGGATATACAAAAATTCTTCTTAGAAATGATGCTCGGCGATGCTGAGAGTTATATTCGTGTCCAGAATATTTACAATGTTGAAAACTTTCACGGAGACTTGCAAGAAATAGCAGAGTTCTTAAAGACACACTCTGATGACCATGGTACCTTACCAACTTACGAACAAGTTACAGCAACAACAGGCACAACAGTACAACCCGTAGCAAACTTAACTTCCGGTCATTACGACTGGTTCTTAACTGAGTTTGAAGGGTTTACACGTAGACAAGAGTTAGAGCGGGCAATATTACAAAGTGCAGACCTATTAGAAAAAGGTGAGTATGATCCTGTAGAAAAACTTATTAAAGATGCAGTGCAAATTAGTCTTACTAAAGATATGGGAACTGACTATTTCGAAGATCCTAGAGCAAGGCTACTAGCAATTAAAGATAATAACGGGCAAGTTAGTACAGGTTGGCCTATGCTCGATAAGAAGTTATACGGCGGGTTCAACAAAGGTGAATTACAAATATTTGCTGGTGGATCTGGTTCTGGTAAGTCGTTGTTTATGCAGAATTTAATGGTTAATTGGGTCGAACAAGGACTCAACGGTGTGTTTATTACACTAGAGCTAAGTGAAAACTTATGCAGTTGGCGTATAGACTCTATGATGACAGACACAGCAACAAAGGAAGTATTTAAAGACTTAGATAATGTCGAAATGAAAGTTAAAATGTTAGCAAAGAAGTCTGGTAAGTTAAGAATTAAATACTTGCCAGCACAAAGCACAATTAACGACATTAGATCTTATGTTAAAGAACTAGAGATACAGCACGGTATGAAGGTAGACTGTATGTGTATAGACTACTTAGACTTGTTGATGCCAGTTGGTACTAAAGTTAGTCCCGAAAACTTGTTTGTTAAAGACAAGTACGTATCAGAAGAGATAAGAAACCTAGCAAAAGAGTTAGATATCATTATGGTAACTGCATCACAACTAAACAGATCAGCAGTAGAAGAAATAGAGTTTGATCACAGTCATATTAGTGGTGGTATATCTAAGATTAACACAGCAGACAACGTGTTTGGTATCTTTACAAGCAGAGCAATGCGTGAAAGAGGCAAGTACCAAATACAGCTAATGAAGACACGTTCTAGTTCGGGAGTAGGACAAAAGGTAGAACTAGAGTTTGATATGAATACGTTACGTATTACAGACGAAGGTGCAGAACCAGAAGACGGTCCAACATCAAGTGAGATAATGTCAAAGATTAAAATTGGATTACCAAGTACACCACCTGCAACTGTTCCTAAAGTAAAAGCAAATACAACAAGTACTCAAAGTGCTAAATTGCAGAGTATGTTGAATAGCATCAAAAGTAAATAAATACAGCTAACGGCTAGGGGTCATTAATGCAAAAACGTACACGAAGCATTCTAGAAGAACTTGAAAACTTTCACATCGAAAGTGATAAGAAACATATTATCAGGAGTCGTGCTGATAGTCTTATCGAAAATGCAGGCAGGTTGTTAGACTTAATTTCTCAGACTTATACTACTGAAGAAACTGAGAACTTAACCCGCAAGTTATTGAATTCGATAAAAAGTGGTGATAATCGTAAGTTTCAACGTAGTCTAAGGAAAGTGAATGAGAGTAAACGAAATAGTTAAAGAAGATGTCGGAACTTATATTAAAAGTTTTGTTGACACTGTTGGTGACGAAGGGTTCTTAGAAGCATTTCGTAAAGCAAAAACAGATAGTAGAATACGTGATGTAGCAGAAGGTTGGCTTAACACTTGGAATGTTAGATTAGACCAGCTGTATAAAATGAATAACGGTAGATATCCAGCACAACAATTACTACAGAAGGAATTATCTCAATTTGTATATGTTGATATGCAGGTACCACAGAATAAATTCTCAGAAAAAGGAATACAAGAATTAGTTGACTATAGTTCTGTAGGTAGAGCAGATACTAATAAAGCATTGAACTACATGACAGCATTATTTACGTTAAGCATAATAGGTGAGGAAAATGTAGAGCCAGAACCAGAAGTAAACATAAAAACTCCAGCAGTACAACAATCTATACCGTTTGGAGAACCGATGCCCTCGATAAAAAAACAAGTTGGTGATATCGTTCCTGTTAAATGGGTACACGCAGAAGGCACAGTGTTCGTTAAGTATGATGGGCTATGGTTTTATGATATGGATGGATCCGGAGGGAAGTTTAAGTTAAGTCAGACTCCGTTAGAAAACCCGGGAGTATTAGAAGTTTCAGATTCACAAGAAGCTCCAGTTAGGATTGGACCGTCAGGTACAAGAACACTTGAGAGATTAACCCCAATAGTAGCGCAAGAGTGGTTAGAAGCGCAACTTAAACAAATGCAAGGAGCATAAGATAAACAATGAGTAAGTTTTCCTTTATGCAAGAGTTAACTGAAGCAAGGGTATTTAGACGCTTGTCAGAGGTTAGTAATATGAGTGTTGATCAAGTAGCATTACTAATGTTAAATTATTTTTATGCTCTTAGTATTCTATGGCACGAAGATCAGCGTACCGCAATACATTATTCTAGAAGCATAATGACGTATCCTACGTTTAAAGAGTTTAAAGTGTCACAGCCAGACTTATATAATGCAATGGTTATGCTAATGCAACAAAAGAAATATTTCGGTAAACAGTCTAGTTTTTCGTTGCCTGAGCTACGCATAAGAAGAATATTACGTGACATGAGTAACGGTAGAGTAGATGAACGTGATTTCTATCAATTACTATTAATACTAACGCGAGAGACTAAAGGCGTAACAGATATGCATCAAAAGTTACGTAGACAAGTACACGACTATAATAGAATAAGTGTATTTGATAGGATACGTAACATTAGACATTTGCTATTAGCAATGCGTAAAGGTGTAGGAGTTTATCCAGACTTACACGCACCACTACAAAAAATACTTAATAAGTTAACTTAGCAATCGTTTATCCTTTTCTGGCATAAATAATAGTAAGGTGCAACGAGTTGTTGGATCTACATACAAAAGATAAGGAGATATTATGGCAGGAGCAACTAAAGTTCATGGCAATCACGGTGCATTTGAAGCGGTAGGTCGCGACATTGCGATTAGTACTTTTAGCAAATCTAATATGACACAAGCAGAGCTAAATGATGTTTGTGATTTTATTATGACAACTAATACTATTACAGCAGTCGGTACATTTGTAGCAGGTACAACTGATGTAGTTACGATGGTTACTGAAGGTCCAGCAATTGCGGCAGGTTCTAACTTCGGTGGCGTAACTGGTGTTACATCAGCGGCATTAGCTAACTACTAAGAGTTAATCTTACGTAGTGCTTAACGCACATAAAAAAGCCTGGTTTTTTAGCCAGGCTTTTTTTATGACTTAAATAGCGTCATGCATGATACGATGAAAGACGTTAAAACAATTTACGAAAGTATAGATGGTGGTAAAACCATCTATGCTAGGCAACTAGGTTCTGAAGAAAGCAGGCTAGTAATAACAGATGATACTAATAACTGGCGGTACTACCTTAGGTACAAGAATTGGGATACACTAGCAAACGAAAACCCAGCAATACAAGAAACGTTAGAAAAACTTAAAATTCTCGAATCGCTTTGCAACACGTAACAGTCTACTCACTTTTTGATATTACTGAAACTTCTGTAGTACGAAGTTTTAAAGCTAACCAACTTCCGTTTGTTACTAAAACAGGTATGCAAATTAGAACAGAAGAAGAATGGAGATTTCGTAGGAGACAGCAAAGTAATTACGAAGTTCTATTACAAGTAATGTCATTGAGAACACAAGTAATGAATATTAAAGGGCCTATTGTGTGTACTAACCAATTACTGTCAAAGTACAAATTCAATAAAAAGTACAAAGGTAAACAATCTGTTTGGACGTTAGAGTTCGAATCTGAATTTACAGGTGCGTTAAATATAGACGATGATCCGATAGGTGCACTGTACCAAGACTGTAACAATGTTCCTATGTTACAAGATTTAACCGAAACAGCGCAGGTTGGCCCGCATTTTAATTGCCTAGAGCGTAACATATATTTTGAATCAAAAAATAAATAAGGATATGAAGAAAAAGATATTTAATAAGGTTAAACAAAAACTTAAAAAGATAGCTAAAGAAGAATTTACAGCTGATTCTAATGAACTAATTTCAAAAATAGGTGATACCTATATTGTGTTTGACCGGTATCAAATTATACCAAAAGATAATACATTTGAGATTTTTGAAACAAACGGAAAGTTAAGTTACCTTGTTACTACTTATTCATCTGCAACTGCAATTTCGTGGTGTGTTGCAACCAAAGACAATGATTCTGAGTTAGCAAGAAACATCGTACGGTGCGACAATAAAATAGAATATCTTCTATACGACATTGCTCATGCTAAACAAATGTTAAAAACAAACAAATCTGATTCGACACATGGCATATTATTATCACGACTACAAGAGTACAACCTCAATCACTATCGATTAAAATGTAAGTTACATAAATATATACAACGAGCTAAATACATCAAAAAATCAGGATTGAAAAATGAATCTAACCGAACTAGCAGAACAAGACACATCAGCAAAATACGCTAATACTTACAAAGCACAATTCGGAGTAGATATCGACCTTGATAGTCTCACTCTTGAAGAAACTTCAAAATTATTAATTAAGTCTCATGGGCTTATTAGCGAATACAGACACTCACATAAATTTCACACCAGCCAAACCGATTCTTCGTACATGCAAATGATAATGCTTGAAGAAACATTAACGGCAAAGGTACATGAATTAAAAGAAGCAGGAGATCCTGGATCTTTCGGCGGCAACAATAAAAACACAGGAAAAAGTATGAAACCAATTATTCCAGGACAGATGACAGGCGAGTATGCTAACGCCTTAAAGAAAACAGCAATGGGCGAGGATATTTCCGCAAAAGAATATAAGAAACTTAAAAAGCGTGGTATTAGTGAAAGCTTGTTAGATGTACTAGACAACAAAAACACAGCACGTGCATTTATGCGTAAGATTGTTGAGTCTAAGCGTGTACTAACAGAAGATGAAGTTTCATCAGCACAAGTTGTATTAGCGGCACAAGATATGGTTGATAGAGTGCAGAAAATGGTAGAGGACATGGTTGATTTACAACATAAAGATGTTCCGGCATTAGCAGACACTATGAAAACAGAAATCGGTGTAGATCAAGCAACACAGTTTAAAGACACAATGTCAGCGGCGTTACAAACATTATCAGATACATTAACTGTTACTAAAGAACAAATGGACGGCGCTGTAGCAATAGTTACAGGTGAAGAAGTTGCATCTCCAATGGGAGAGTTAGGTGACCTAGACATGGATATGGATATGGGTGGCGACTTAGATGGTGATGGTATACCAGACGATGCTCCAATAGAAGAGCCTATTCCAGTTCCGAGCGACGACTCAGACCTAGGCAGAGATAGAAGATAATGTCAAGTTATGAAAAATTAACAGAAGACCTCAGAAGCGATTTAACTAAGATTTTTAGTGAACGCAATGAAGTTGTTGCTGAAGATTTACCAGAAGGTAAAATGAGTAGAGAGCAAGCGGAAATGTTTAAAAATATGAAAGCTTTGGTGGGAGAATTAGTTAAAGAAATTAATAAGTTAATTGCGAGTGATCCTAACCGAGATTATAATTTCATTCAACACCCTCTTTATTATACTCAAGAAGCAATTAGTAGGGCAGAGTACGAGCTAAATGATCCAGAACCAGATTTACCAGCTAGATAACTAGAATGAAAATCAAAGAGCTATTTGAATCCGAAGAAGAGAAATTAACTGCATTAAGTCAGTTTTTAATCGGCAGAGCTGATGATGAGCATTCTACATCGACTTTAAGTGTAGATGCATTTGTAGCAATAGCAGACAGAATGGGCATGTCGTTAGACTACGACTCATTAAGTGATATGGTTGAAAGAGGGGTTCTAGATAATGTTGTAAAAGACATGGATAAAGAAAAACTAACTTTTTCAAGTGAAAAAGAAATTACAGATAAAGGTATGTCAGTAGATAAGGCCCGCAATACAGTAAACAACATGGCACAGCGAGCTATGAAAAAGAGAACATAATGTCTAAATTTAGAGAGATGTGGGATAAGGTCCTTAAAGAGAAACTAATAGCAAATACAAACATTGGTGGAGTTGATCTTAGTCTAAACGACAAAGGCAGACTTAGTGCTAAAGGGAAAATCGGCAGTACGAATTTTAGTGCTGATTCAGATGGACATGTACAAGCAACTGGCAAAATTGCTGGTGGTACGATGTCAACTGCTGTTAATAAAGACGGAGACGGTGGCACTTCATTTACTAATAAGAAAGGAAGAACAGTATCGCACACAGCAGGCGACCGTGATGCGTGGGTAAGTCCGGGACCTAATCAAATTTCGAAACGAGTTCCATTGAATAACAATCGTAATTTTGCTAAGAGTAAAGGTATCAATGCCAATAAGAATAAAGATGGTAGCAGGAGTGTTAACATGAAAATAGGACCTGTAGATACCACAACAGACTTCGATGCAGATGGTAAAGGTTCTAGTACTACATGGAAACACAACGACTTTGAATTAAAAGGTAAAGTGAATAATGGTAATTCACGTGTGGATGTTGAGTACGGTGGTAATAGAATAAGTTCAGCAAGGAACAAAGATGGATCCACTGGGTCAACAATACAAACTAAAAGGCCGTGGCACAAAGGCGGTGGTTACGAAACTATATCACAAACAAAAGGTTCTGATGATGTATGGTATTCTCCAGGTCCTAATCAAATCTCAAAAAAATTAACTCAGGAACATCCTATGAAAAAAATACAACAAAATGAATATTTAAATAATTTACGTAAAAATGCCGGGTTAGTATTAAAAGAGCATGCCTTAGATGAGCTAGCAGAAGAAGAATTGATCGAAGCACCAACAGGGTACGACAAAGTTAATATATCTAGATACAGACGTGCAAAGAAAGCAGGCACACTAGGCAACACTGGTCCAATAAATCCAGATGGTACAAGTTTTAGTCCTAACAGATGGGACAAGTATGCAGATATGGCGGCAGAACAAGATGCTGACGATGACGCGTATTATAGAGATGAAATTGGTATCGCAGATCCAAACGAATATGTACCTGCCGATTACGCTGATGAAGTTGGCGAAGAAGATCCAGATGCAGTGTACGCAGATGTAGCAAAGGCAGAAGCAAGGGCAGAAGCAGAGGCAGAAGCAGAGTTAAAAGCTAAAGCGTTAGCAAGAGTAGCAAGAGCACAAGCAGATGAGAAAGAAGATAAACGTGCAGAATGGGACATGAATAGAGCAGACGACCAGTTTGATAATTTAGATTTAGAATATCAAGCAGTTCAACAAGCAAACGCAAATAGAGCTCAAAGACTAGCCGCGGCAAAAGCAAAAGCAAAAGGCAAAATAACAGATATCAACCCATTAGATACACCGCCACTAGCAGACAAGGATTTATCTGCAAAACAGTTGCAAACTCGTAGAAAGGTGCAAGATAAGTATGATTTAGATAAAGATTTAGACGTGTATTCACAAGAAGATGACTTGCTTGTTAAAGCAAATAAAGGTAAAGATTTAAAATTTAAGCCTAATCCTAAAAACTTCAAACAAGAATTTGTAAAACCAGATCCGAATGCAACTGACACAGATGATTTCGGACATCCATTACAAACCACTGATGACCATGGTAACTATGATTACGATAAGCGTCGTGATGCAAGAATTAATTCATTAAATAACCTACAATTCAACAGCAAAGAAAATTATTCTACTCCAGTAAACGAAGAAGACGAAATGGATAGATGGCTTCGAATTGCAGGACTAAAGTAAGGTAAAATAACAGAATGGTCCTTTCAGAACTAGACAACATATTAAAGAATGCAGGTATTAAGGTACTTATATCTGAAGACCGCGATGCATCGCTTGACTATAAAGAAAAACAAGTTAAAGGCATGGTTGATAAGGTTATAGTAGAACTTTCTAAACAGCAAAGTTCAGCTTACACTAGATTAGCACACCAGTACAAAGAACTCGATCAACAGGCTAAAGAATTAAAGGTAGCAAGGGATGAATTAAATGACGCAGTACGAGATAAAGCGTTAGAATTGTTCGATGCTGAAGATGAAATAATGACTAGAGTTGTTGAAACTGTTAGTATGACTATTAATATTAGTAAACGAACAGTAGTTACTACACACCGAACAGATCATGCGGCGATACTCGAAGCATTAGTAGAGCAAATAGGCGATAGAGTTCCAGAACTAACACAAATGATGGAAGCATTAGAAGAAACATATACTACCATCACACAGAAAGAAAAGAAGCCTGCGTTAAGAGTCAAGGTAAAAGAAGAAGAAAGCGATTCTTACATCGCAGATATTAGTGCTAAGGTTACTGAATTCGTAGATAGATTTACAGCAATGTTTGACAAAAAATTAGATTCTATTGAATATATACTTCATAGAGTATAAACCTGCTACAATATACTAATGTCACTATTAGTAGAAAGATACCGATACTCTGAATTATCCAGAGAATCCATAAACGGTAAACGATTATATAATACACCAACAGGTGCTTTACCATCCGTAACCACGATTTTATCAGCAACTAAAGATGAAAAAGATAAAGCAGGTCTTGAAAACTGGCGCAAAGCAATAGGTGAAGCAAGGGCAGACGCTATTTGTAGAGAAGCGGCCAACCGAGGTACTAGGATGCACAAATACCTTGAAGATTATGTTATTGACGGCAAGCTTAAGAAAGCAGGTACTAATCCGTTTGCAAAAGAAGCACACATAATGGCAGAAGAGATCGTTAATAAAGGTATGTGTAATGTTAACGAATGTTGGGGTACAGAGGTACCACTATATTATCCAGAGATATATGCAGGCACTACAGACTTAGTAGGCGAACATAATGGTAAGCCAGCTATCATGGACTTCAAGCAAACTAATAAACCCAAAACAGACGAACGTGTACAAGACTACTGTATACAACTTGCGGCTTATTCAGCGGCACATAATGCCTTGTATAAAACAAACATACAGCGAGGTGTTATTCTAATGTGTGTTAAACCAAATCAACCAACTCCTGGACTCTTCGAAGGACAACGGTACCAAGAATGGGTTATAGAAGGTAGCGAGTTTAAAAAATGGGACTATGTCTGGTGGAAAAAAGTAGAGCAGTACTACGAAAATAATATCGCATAAATAGTTAAAAGCATTTAACTAGAGGTCATTGTATGGCGATTACGCAAATATCAAGAATTACCCACCGTAAAGGATTACAAGAAAATTTACCGCAATTAACAGGCGCAGAATTTGGTTGGTCACTAAACGAAAGACGTTTATTCATCGGCAATGGTAAACTTGTTGAAGGTGCTCCTATTATCGGGAACACAGAAATACTAACACAGTTTAGTAACATTTTAGAAATTTCAACTGGTTACACGTATAAAGGCACACTAGCAGGCTATGAAGTAGTAACTGGCCCTACAGTTAGTACTCCTATTGTGAGATCACTACAAGAAAAGTTTGATGATTTTGCTAGTGTAATTGATTTCGGCGCTGTAGGAGACGGAGTAACAGATGATACAGCCGCTATTAATAGAGCATTGTTTGAAATATTCTCTAGAGAATCAAACACGCAAGTACGCAGAAGCTTATTTTTTCCTGCAGGCACATACAAAGTAACTGATATTATTGACGTGCCATCCTTTGCTAAGCTATGGGGAGAGGGTGCAAATAGCTCAACTATTAAATATTTCTCTCCAGATGGAGGCGCAACTGTTTCTTCTTGTGTGATTAGGACTGTTGATAGCAAGCAACAAACTGGTACTAACATTGGTAACTTTGGCGCTGTTACTCCTTCAAACATCGAAGTTAGTAGTATGACTATCGAAACTACAGAACAACATAGTAATGCAATACTGATTGTAGAACAAGCAACAGAATGTTTCTTTGATAGTGTGCATTTCACAGGAAAAGGAACAGTAGCAGATATTACATCTGATGATGAAGATGCGGCAATAAAGATTATAAGTACAGACGCAAACATAGTAAAGAATATTACCTTTGATAAGTGCAGTACTTCAGGCACAGGAATCGGGTTAGAGGTTAATCATGTATGTAAAGGAATTACGTTTTCAAATGGACAATTTGACACACATTATAAAGGTGTGGTAATAGGTGAAACTCCAGTTAGCACTGGTCCAACAGGCGTTAGAATTTCGCAGAATGTATTTGATAATATATTCACACAAGGAATTGTAATAGGCAACGGTGGCCTTTCTAGCCCTGAAGTTTCGTTTAACATATCAGCGTTTAATATATTTTACGACGTAGGCAATACATTTGGTGGCGCCGCTGGATTCAATATCATTAACATTGCTGACAAGAACAATGCTAGTTATGGCGATATGTTCGAGCGTACAGATGCTGATAACGTTGCCCAGCCAAGGATATCATTAAATGAAACTGGATCTATTGCATTTGACTTAAGTAATAAGATCGAGCTAGGTACTTATGTACGTGATATAGGTAAAGTTACTACATTAGCTAATAATACCGGACCAGTTGCGGCATTTACCGTTGATTTACTAGACTCTACTACAGCAAGTCCAACCCTTAACGCATTTAATATAAACTATACAATTGAACGTGGCGATGAGATACGTACAGGTGTTATTAACGTGGCTTCGACATCAGGTGCAAATACAATAACATACAATGATACGTTTACATCAAACTTAGCTACTACTGTTACTCTTGCAGTAGCACAAGCAGGAACAACAGTTTCAGTGAATTACACAACAACATCAACAGGTGTTGATGCTACTATGAGTTATTCTTTAGTTCGACTATATTAATACGGTAAAATATAGTCTACATTTAACCTATGATTTTGTATAATTGATACATACATAATAAGTATCAGCAAATTATAGAATATGAGCATAACTGTAACTAAACGTAGCGGAAACAAAGAAGACCTAGATATAGAAAAATTACACAGAGTTGTAATTTGGGCAACTGAAGGTATTACTGGCGTTAGTGCTAGCAATATTGAGATTAAAAGCCATATACAATTCTACAACGGTATTACCACACGTAATATTCAAGAAACATTAATTAAAGCGACAGCTGATTTAATTACAGAAGAAACACCTAATTATCAGTTTGTTGCCGGAAGGCTAATCAACTACCATTTACGTAAGGAAGTATACGGTAAGTTTACTCCGTGTCACATCTATGACATCGTTGATAGAAATACTAATAGAGGATTTTATGATCCGTTGTTATTACAAGAATATAGTGAGGGTGAGTGGAATTATATTAATAATTTTATCAAGCACGATCGTGATGAAAGCTTTACATACGTTGCTATGGAACAGCTTCGTAGCAAGTACCTAGTACAAAACAGAGTTACTAAAGAGATATTCGAAACACCGCAAGTTTGTTACGCATTAATTGCCGCTACGTTATTTGCACATTATCCAAAGAAAGGTAAAAAAACTAGACTACATTGGGTTAAAGAATATTATGATGCAATTAGTACACATCAAATAAGTCTACCTACTCCAGTAATGGCAGGCGTTAGAACACCACAACGACAGTTCAGCAGTTGTGTATTAATTGAAACAGATGATAGCTTGGATTCCATTAATGCTACTACTAGCAGTATTGTTAAGTACGTAAGTCAGAAAGCGGGTATAGGTATCGGTGCAGGTAGGATCAGAGCATTAAATTCACCTATCAGAAACGGTGATGCTTTCCATACAGGAGTCATACCCTTTTATAAGCTTTTTACTACAGCAGTTAAATCTTGCTCTCAAGGTGGTGTACGCGGTGGTGCGGCAACGTTATATTATCCGCTATGGCACTTAGAGATTGAAGATATGCTTGTGTTAAAAAATAACAAAGGCACAGAAGAAACACGGATTAGACAGCTTGACTACGGAGTACAATTTAATAAATTAATGTACGAACGTTTATTAGCAGGCGATGATATTACACTGTTTAGTCCTAATGATGTACCGGAATTATACGAAGCGTTCTATAACGACCAAGACAAATTTAAAGAGTTGTACGAAATATGCGAACGTAAAACTTCTATAAGAAAGAAAAAGATTCCAGCAATGGAGTTATTCAGTTCATTTTTACAAGAGCGTAAAGACACAGGTAGAATTTATTTAATGAATGTAGACCATGCTAATGAACATAGTTCATTTAAGTCAGATGTTGCTCCTATTAGAATGAGTAACTTATGTTGTGAGATTGATCTACCGACTAAACCGTTGAATAGCCTTAATGACGAAGAAGGTGAAATTGCATTATGCACTCTGTCAGCAATTAATTGGGGAGCATTTAAAAATCCAGAAGATATGGAACGTGCTTGTAATTTAGCAGTACGCGGGTTAGACTCGTTGTTAACATACCAAAGATACCCTGTTAAAGCGGCAGAAAAAGCAACTAACAAACGTAGACCGTTAGGTGTTGGCATTATTAACTTAGCGTACTTTTTAGCAAAGCATGGCACTGGGTATAATAGTAAAGAAGGTTTAGAATTAGTTGATACTTGGGCACAGCACTGGAGTTACTACTTAATTAAAGCAAGTAACGAACTAGCACAAGAGTATGGTGCATGTCCAGGCAACAATGAAACAAAATATAGCGATGGTGTTTTACCTGTTGATACATATAAAAAAGAAGTAGATGAGTTACTCAAACACACAAACAAAGTAGACTGGAAAGGGTTAAGAAAAGACTTAAAGAAATACGGTATTCGCAATTCTACACTAATGGCTCTTATGCCTGCAGAAACATCAGCACAAATCAGTAACAGCACAAACGGTGTTGAACCACCTAGAAGTTACGTGTCTATTAAGCAAAGTAAAGACGGTGTAATGGCGCAAGTAGTACCAGAGTACAGACATTTAAAGAGTAAGTATGAATTACTATGGGATCAGCCAGGACCAGAAGGGTACTTAAAAGTTATGGCAGTGCTACAGAAATATGTAGACCAAGGTGTTAGTGTTAATACGAGTTACAATCCTACACAATACAAAGATGAAAAAATACCGATGAGTAAAATGCTAGAGCATATGATTATGTTTTATAGGTATGGTGGAAAACAACTTTATTATTTTAATACATACGACGGTGCAGGTGAAATAGACGTACATGCAGATGACGAAGATTGTGAGAGTTGTAAGATTTAGTGAAGATATTAATTACAGGTGATAGTTGGGCTGGCGGTGAGTGGCCATATTGTGA